CTCGTGCAGGCGGTGCTTTGCCCGTTCGAGCGGGTACCCGGTCGCCGCGGCGACCCGGTCGTTCGCGATCGCCCGCAGCTCGGCGGACGTCTGCGTGTAGGCGGGGAAGGTCACCGCGGACACATCGCCGCCGTCGAAGTCGAACTCGCGCACCTCGTGCAGCGAGCCGGACCATCCGTCGGCGGTCACCCAGAACCCGAACGACATCTGCGACAGGTCGCCGCGCTCGATGAGCACCGCGAGGTCGCGGGCGTACGAGACGTCGGCCATGTCGGAGTCGACGAGGACGCCGTCGGCGTCCTCGGTCAGGCGAAGGGTGCCAGAGGCGGTGCGCGCGAGCAGCAGGTTCGCGTCGTGGTTGATCAGGAACCGCACGTCGGGCGTTGCCGCGAGGCTGCGCGTCGCAGCTCCCGGCTTGACGACCTCCTGCCATCCGCCGAGATCCTGTGACAGCTGGTCGTAGACCACTGCCCGGCCGGTGAAGCGCAGGCGGTGATCGTCGTCGCTCGCCGAGCGGATCTGGATGTCGGTGAGCGGGAACACGCGGCGCTCGAACGTGCGGGTCATGACTGCTCCTCGTATTCGAAGTCGAGGACGCAGGTGCAACCCGCGACCTCATCTGCGCCGGCGAGATCGCGCGGCCACATGGCACCGTTCGAGAACGGCTTGTCGATTCGGACCGCCTCGCCGTTCAGCGAGGCGTGGTCGTCGTGGTTCGACACCCAGCGCTTGTCGGTCGCGCCGGCCTGCGACGCGCCCTCGAATGCTGCGAACGAGCCGATGATGCTGACGACCGTCTGCGCGGTCGTCTCGGCGCGGCTGAGCGCCTCGTCGAACACGCCGAACACCTCGGCGGGCTCCGCAGATGCGGCGCCGAGCCCGCGGAACGTGAGCGTGTTGAACCCGCGCGCGTGGCTCTCGGCGGCCGCAGCCACCCAATTCTCGACGAGCGCCGGGTTGAACACCTCTCCGCGGGTGGCGGCCTGCCGCGCGCCGATGTCGGCGACGATCGACGCGATCACCGGCGCGAGCGCTTCGGCGAGCAACTCGTCCCACGTACCCCGGTCATCCTCGGCGAACGTCGTACCGACGATCTCGGCCCGCTGGTCGCGGACGAAGTCGGCGAGCACCTGGTCGACCTTCGATACCCACTCGGATCCGGCGAGCTCCGACGACCGGCGTGCGGGCGGGAGCGCCCGGAACTGGGTGGGCTGGAGCTGCGCGATCTCCACCGGCGCGAGCCCGTCGCGCTGGACGGTCTGCGCACCGGCGGGGACCATGTTGACCGGCTCGAGGTAGATGTCGCCGTTCTCGATCGGCGGCTCGTCCTCGAACGCGCGGACGTCGTTCGCGGAGAGGTATCCCCACTGACGACCGGCAGCGTACGAGGCGGTCTGCGCTGCGGTGTCGCCGCGCATCCGGCCCCGCGGGTCGAACTTCAGCCGCATGTCGATGTCGTCGAACAGCCGCTGCGTCACCTTCTCGAGGCGAGTGATCGGCGGCAGCAGCGCGTCCTGCACGAACTCGATGCCGAGGTGCTCGATGTTTGAGAACGTGGCGTGCTCGAGGTCGCCGATCTTGTGCGGCGGGACGCCGTACATCGACGCGATCTTGCCTTCGGTGAGCTTGTAAATCGCGAGGAACTGGGCATCAGCCGGCGACAGCGACACCCGCTCGAGCTTGGCGCCACCCTCGAACACCGCGATCTGGTGCGAGTTCTCGAAGCCCTGGTGCCGGTCCTCCATCTGCTGGACGAGGCGTTCCCACTGCTTGTCGTTGAGGTTGCTCTCGGTGGTGAGCACCGTCTCCGGGGTCGCGTCGCGCTCGAAGAATCCGCCGATGTACGACGTCGCTGCGACCGAGATCCCGACCTGCTGGCGGGCGACGCCGATCGGCGACAGCCCCTCCGGGCCCGTGCCGAACCAGCGGTAGTGCAGCATCTCGAGGTGAGTGGCGACATACCCGGGCTGCACCGGCAGCCACGTCTCGTTGCCGTCGTGCGTGATCTTGTACGCCAGGTCACCGGTCCGCGTGCGCAGGATCTTCACGTCCGTCGGCGGCACCGGCCACAGCGCGATGACCTCGCCCGCGCCGTTGCGGTGGACGAAGACGTACGCGTTGCCTCGGATCAGCATCCACGTCACCACGGTCCGCCAGAACTCGGCGGCATCCATCACCGGATTCGGCTGCACGGTGAGCAGGTAGACGAGCTTCGCGTACCGCGACGGCGGCGGCACCCGGTCACGGCCTCGCCGCACCACGACCGACACCGGCAGACTCGCGATCGCCTCAGCGACCAGGCGCACCGACGTGAGCACGGCCATCACCTGCAGCGACTGCTCGGGCGTGACGTACACACCGGCCGCGGTCTTCGTGCCACGCAGCGACGGCATCCGCGACTGCGCGCGCTGCACGAGGCTGCGCCAGGCGCCCACGATTCGGTCGGTGAACTTAGTCACGTGTTCGCCTCCTCAGCGTTCGGATCCGCGGTTCGGCGGCGGACGGCGGGTTCTTCATCAGCCAGTACGCGCCTGCGACTGCGACCAGCGGGGATGCGTCGGACGGCGAATTGACCCGGTCGACCACGTACGTGTCGCCGAGCTTCTTCATCACCGCGGTGCCGGCCGCCACATCGAGCACCGGCTGGAAGCGGTGAAACACCTTGCCGAGATTCACGCCGTCGAGCAGCTGGCCGAACGCGCGGCCGAGATCCGGGCCGCCCCACTCGGTGACGTCCAGCTCGGCTTCCTCGAACTCGCCGACCAGCGACGAGACCGGCGCGCCGCGGGTCTGGAACGTGATCGCCTCGGGCGTGAACGTGCGATCCGGCGACGTCAGCCACGGGATCACCCAGTCGGTGCCGGGCCGCGACGCCATGATGCCAACGTGCGCATTGCCGTCCTCGCGGACTGCGGCGAAGCCGATGTGCGCCCAGGTGCGGTCGTGAGAGATGTCGACGCAGATGTACACCGGCGCGCTGGCGCGGCGCTTCGACACCCGGTCGAAGCCGTCCGCCCACCGTCCCGGCTGGAACGGGCCGCCGACCGACGAGTCCACGAACAGGTTGCCGACCTCGGACGCGAACACCGGCGCCGGGTCCGAGGCCCAGTACGCCGCGAGGTTCTCCTGCGGCAGGTTGTAGTTCATCGACGGGTTCGAGAACGCCCATGCCTCGGGCGAGTCGAGAGGCATGCCCGGTGGCGGAGACCACCAGAAGAGCCCGATCGTCGTCTCGACGTCGCCGTTCTCGATCGCGTCCATCGCCTGCTTGTGCAGGAACCGCTGGACGATCGCTTCCATGTCGCCGGCGTTCGACGCGGCGATGAGCTGCGACCGGCGCCGCGCGGCGGTGGTCTTCGACAGAGACGACCACGCCTTGAAGGTCTTGTGCTTCAGGATCTCGTCGACGAACACGAGATCGAACGTGAGACCGCGGCCGCCGTTGTCGGCCGAATCGACCCAGTACCGCTGACCGCCAGTCAGCTCGAACCAGAGTTCGCCGTTCGTGTTCGACTGCTCGCCGCGCTCGAGCTTGAGACGCGGGATCGCATCGATGATGTTCTGCGCGTGCTCCCACGTTTTCTTCGCGGTCGCGAGCTTCTGCGCGACGCCGATGATCTGCGCGTCGCCATCGATGAACATCCGGAACAGGATGAGCAGCGCCGCGATGAAGGTCTTGCCGTTCTGGCGGGCCACCCACAGCAGCACCGTCTTGAAACGGTACGAGCCGTCAGGGTTCAGCTCGAGCGCGTGGACGAGGAACCACCGCTGCCACGGGTTCAACTTCGGCGCGAGCTCGGCGTGACGGGTGTCGGCGAGCTGCAGGTGCAGCCACATCGCGAAGTGGATCGCGGCGTACCCTGCGCTCGTCTGTGGCGTGAGCTTGCGGCGCGGCGGAGTGAACACCCGGGGAGCGGTGTGCCCGTATACCCGCCGCGGCCGCGCGCTACGCCTTCTTGCGGACTGCGCGCCGCTGGGTTGGCGCTTCCGGGTCGTCGTCGATGCCATCAACACTCCCGGTGTAGAAGGCCCGTCGCAGCTCGTCCAGGTCGTCCCGCTCGCGCGGCTTAGCGATCGCGAGCAGCGCGTCGACGTTCTCCGTGTATCGGGCGGACAGCGATGCGCGCTGCGGGATCGCCGACGGCTCATCCAGGTCTCGGGCGAGCTGCAGAATCAGAGCGACCCGGTACCGGCCGGCCGCCGTCTTCACGTCGAGCTCGGCGATCAGATCGCGCGCCGCGGACAGGTTCGTAGGCACGTCCGCGACGTCCGCGGATGTCCCACCCTGTGTCCCACCATCGGAACGACTCGCCGGCCCAATCTGCGGGAGCGCCTCGAGCTTCGGCTTCGCCTGGTTTTCCGCACGCTGCCGCCGCTTCCGTTCACGGTCACGCCGACGGCGATCCTCGGGCGTCATGGCCATCGCGACCACCTCCCGAGGGTGGGACATGGGACACGACCGACCGGAGGGGGACGAATCACCCCCGGTGCGGTGCAGGCGCCCCATGGCCAGGGATTGGACCCCCCATCCCCCTGGCCGTGGGTTAGCGGGTCTTGAGCTTCTGTCCCGGCCAGATGAGGTCGGGTCGCTTGATGGCGTTGATGCGCTGCAGGTCGGCGGCGTCGACGTCGTGCTTCGCCGCGATCTGGTCGAGGGTCTCGCCCTTGTCGACGGTGTGCACGTCGGTCGGTGCGTCCTGCGCCTCGGGTGCTGTCGGGCGGGCGGCGGTCGCGGTCTGCTTCTCGGTCTGGTTCGCCATGGTCTTTCCTCCTGTGTCGTCACCAGACCTCGGACGGATCGCCGAGGCCGGGCCGGGCGTCACCTGCGCCCTTGTTCTC